TAATCATAAATGTAAAATCCATGGTTTCTCCTTGATAGCCTGTTGGTCCTCCACCACCTGGCCCTCCGCCTTGCCCACCAGCGGCAGGAGCGTCGATACCATCTGAATATGGAGGATAAATAAATCCAATGATATTCTCTGTAGGGTTACCGAGTGAACGTACGCGATATCGTGCAGGTCCTCCTGCTAAACCGCCATCTACGTTCTGTTCAACAGTCTGGAAGTTACCATTACCATCGGGTTCACCTACTACAATACCCGTATGTCCGTATCCATGATAAGATACTCGCATACAGAATATAGCACCAGCCCTAGGTAATACATTACCACCAGTCGTATGCCAGCCAAGACCTTGTCCTGCGCTTAACATATCGATACCATTACCCCACATAGAACGACCAAAGAATTTCTGCGCGACCATGTTAGGAAGGTCGACACATTGCATACCATAGGCACCATCTGCATCAACCCCAATACCACGGTCAGCTAGACTACAAACCCAGGAAATAACCTCTGACTTAGTCGCCATAAGATTCTCCTTTCGGTAGATCTATTTTAAATCGTCTTCTTGTGTAGCTTCGTTATATTTCTTGCTAGATACACCAAGTACAGTACCGCCAAATGTAGCGAACAAGGCAATCGTACCAGTAATCAAAGATACATCAACCTTGTACAATGCACCAAGACCTGTAATAAGGGCAATAAGTGCAGGTACTACTTGAATTACGATGCGTTTTGCGATATCATATTGTTTGTTTGTTAATTCCATTATATATTCTCCTATTTATGTTTGCTTTTAATGAGTACTTTGATCTCATCAACATCTTCTTTAACCGACTTTAGTCCGTCATTCATATAGTCCATACGTTCTACTAAAGCACGAATAATCTTCTGCTCTTCTTCGTATTTATCTAGCCTATTTGAAATACTATCAATAAGCTTTTCATGATGGGCGTCTCGAACTTCGAGTTCGGTTAGTCGATGTTCCAACTCGGTTGTACGGTTCTTGGAGGCAATGTAGAAACTTGCTCCGCTAATAAATATCGGGAAAATAACCGTAACAAACCAGTGCATAAGTTCTTTCTCTTGCATGGATCCTCTCTCTAATCAAATCTTGGCATAACCATGCTAAGAACGCCTTGCTTAATCATTTCATCAACTTTCTGAGCCTTGTAGCTATACCCTTCATTCTCTTGCATTGCAAAAGAGTAAATGGTAGGAGTTCCTTTAGGCCACTTCTCGTTGGTGTCATAAGGATAAGGCATTACAACCACATCGCCATTACCATATCGTTTTCCAGATACTAATGGTTTAGCGGCAGATGCGATCTTAGCATAAGCACGAGTGTTCATACTACCTTTGATAGATACCGCGAATGCTACAATAACATCCATGGCATTATCTACAGCATCAATCTTCTCTTCAACTTTATTGAATTTATCATTCTCGGCTTTAGCAGGGAAGTTGACGTCATAGAGTTCTTGCATGGCCATAGAATATAGCTCGGCATTACTCATGTCGATTGCTGACTCATCCAAGTAAATATGAACAACTGAGTTATTATCATCTACGAGAATAACATGAGTCCGTTTGTTATTAGATAAGTCGTAATCTAATGATTTAGATTTAAACTCTAATTTAGACACTTAAATCTCCTTTCTAATAGTTATTGGTGGGTAACTTATTTAGGCATAGGGTCTTCGGTAAGGTAAGTTATTGTACCTGTCCAAATAGCAGTTTGTGTTATTCCGTTTGTCATTGCTATACTTCCTGTACTTGACAAATGGAATATTCCGCTCCCTATTATATTATGTCGCTCATTCGCGGTAATTATCATATTAGCATCGGCCGCTGGTCTAAAACCTTCAGGTATAGTCTCAGGCATAATGGCATTTTCATACTGGCTAGTTATTGTTTGAGCAGTTCGGTTCATATTTAATGTAACCGTATTCCCTATACGGCGACCGGAAATCGCAAACCCCCAAGGAAAAGTTATATCTTTCTTGACAGAGGTAGGTGCTGGTGGTTCTACCGGCTTAGCTGGCGTATCATCTCCAATGGTATATTTAGACCACTTACCCCAGGTATTACCCCAGTTCCTAAATCTTACAAAGGTTTCTAACTGCGTTGTTGTATACCTCTGCCACGACTCCCTTTCATTAAGGTTAAATACTTCTAGAAGTCCTGGTTTGGGACTAGGGGTATTCTTTGTACCATCCTGCGTACCTTTAATCACGTAGAAACCAGAAGTACGAGCGTCATTGCAATCTCGTATGGAGTACCGTATATCAATAACATTACCGTTATTCTGGGTTAGCTGTAGTTGTTGTATAGGTTTATTATTTGCATAAATATCCCCACCAACATCTAAAGCGCCACGCTCACGTACCTTGTTAATACCTATACCTGATTGATCCATTGACATAACAACAGATCGAGTAGCAACCTCAACACGATAAGAAGCACTAGTAAAGTTATCCTCAATAGTTCCTATAACAATATAAGACCTATCAGCAGGGTATCTTCCACCTAAGTTAGCTACGGAATTGACCATGTTAGAAATCTTATCAGTAGCATTTACGTTAGCGGGACCGTTATCATCAATAAATGCCTCAGTACCAAACTGAGCAACTTTAAAGGATATCTTCATGGTATTCTTTTGCGTGCCATCTACTGTTAATGGATTTATTTTTACGTTTCGGGTAACTTGCAGTTGGTCGGCATTTGTACCAACACGTTTAACATCAAAACTAATCTGAGGAAGATAGTAATCAATGAATTCTACAGGTATATCTTTAGGCTCACTGACACGACCACGGCTATCAGTAACAGTAGCACGCACAATCGCTCGTCCAACATAATGCACATTACCGATAATGCCCTCTTCTGTATATGCCGAATATGGCTTATCTACAATAAAAGCATTATATTTAGTTATAGTTGAACCATAGGCACCAGTCGCACTACCAAAGTCTACTTTCAGATTAGATAGTATAGTTACAAAAGTATTAGTTTTCATAAACTTCGCTATCTTCTCATTGGTATCCTTGACCGTTATACTTGCTATACTTGGTCGAACCGAGTCGGGTACTGTCAGGGTAAGCCTTCGCACATCTCGACCTATTTCACGACCATTTTGATAAGTAATATATGTTATACTACCCTCACCTTTTATCGAGTCCGGTGTTTGCTCACAAAGCTCCATAGGCGGAGTCCAGCTATAATTAGTAGTAACGGTATTGCCTGTAATAGAGCGCTTCCAAGTTCCGTATTCTACATATATAGAATGGAAGAATGAGTCGCTTGCTCTATTAATAGTAAGATTTACAGGCGAGCCAATTGTCGCACTGACATCGCCACCCTTACTAGCACGAGCTATATTTTGAAGTTGTAAATCGAATGCGGCCCTAGCAACACCATACCCACCGATATTAATATCGATAGCAGTTGAAATATTTATAGATTTTGTACCATCTGCGTTATGTGGTATTTCATAGTTCTTTTGAAGTAAGGGTTTTACTTGACCTTGTGTAATACCGACATCGACAGTAACTTGTTCTTGTATCCCGCCGACGTTTATCCATAATGTTCTAGGATATGATCCATAGATAGCGGCATACCCATTGGCAATTAAAATTACTTGGACATTAACCAATGAGGCGTTCTTACCTTCAATTGGTGAACTCCAAGCGGAGAAGAGATCTAACTGTAGGTTAGGACCGTAATCTCCAGTAAAGTTAACACGTACCATACAGTTAAGCACCTCCTACAAACATTGTTAAGTTTCTATTTAAATTAGTCGGATCTTGTATTGTGACAAAACGACCGATACGGAGACTCTTGACGAATACCCCGTTGTCGATTTGCAGAACCCCTTGTGATATAGAGGCGACCTCTTTACCACCAGAAATGAATGAGATACGATCATTTGAGACAAGTACTTTAGAAGCACCGTCTTTACGACCAACAATAAGACCTTCTTCTGATTGAGACATATATGTATCTACAAACTCGGTCATGAGTTTAAGCTCTCCGACTTTACGTTGTAAGTCAACTATACGCTCACTAGCCCGAATAGCAGCGAGTTCCGCCTCTTTACGACCAGCCTCTTCAACAGCAGAAAGGTTTTTTATTTCGTTTATCCATCTCTCAACTAAGTCGGCAGCAGCCTTAGCGTCCATCTCAGCTTTGAGTTGAGCATCGCGTTCCGCTAGCTTGTTAAGTTGGTCTTGAGTAAGAGTCTGGTCAGCTTTGGAGTTTAACGCTTTCTCGGTATCTTCCGGAGCCGCGATCCAATCTTTAGGTACGATATTTCCTCGAACCATAATTGGTCGTCCAACTTTAATTTTACCAGATTT